GCGGGACGACCTGGAGGCACAGCTGGCCAATGAGGAAAGCGGCAGCCTGCTGGGCAGGACCTATGTGGCATTTTTTGATGGGAGGTGATCGGCGTGGGCTGGTTTGACAATGTGATCGCCGCCGTGTCCCCGCGCCGGGCCTATGAGCGGGAACTGTGGCGGCAAGGGCTGGACGGCCTGCGGGGGTATGACGCCGCAGGTTTTGGCCGGGTCAATGCTGGGTGGCGCGTCCACAATGAGAGCGCGGAAACCACGGACAGGCACAGCCGGGACGTGGTGCGGGCAAGGGCGCGGGACCTGGAGCGCAACAGCGATATTGCCCAGGCCATCCTCCACGCCTACAAGCGCAACGTGGTGGGCAAGGGCTACACCCTGCGGGCGCTGACCGGGAGCGATGCCCTGGACAAGCAGATCGAAACGATGTGGAAACGCTGGTGCAAGGCCAGAAACTGCGACGTAACCGGGGAACAGTCGTTTAACTCTATTCTTCGGATGATGGTGGAGCGAAAAAAGGTGGATGGAGGAATGCTTGTCCTGTACCGCTGCACCAGCGGCGGCGTGGTCCCCTTCAAGCTCCAGTGCCTGGAAGTGGACGAACTGGACCAGACCCAGGCGGCACCGCGTCAGCAGGGAAACCGGGTTGTGGGCGGCATTGAATACGACCGGCACCGCCGCCCGGTGGGATACTGGATACAGCAGTATGACATAGAGGGTTGGCAGATGACCGCCCCGGTGTACATCGAGGCCAAGGATGTGTTTTTCTTCAAGGCAAAGCACCGGCCCAGCCAGCTGCGGGAGGTGTCCGATCTGGCCCCCACCATCACCAGGATCAGGGACACCAACGAGTTTATCACCGCCGTGGCCATCAAGGAGCGGATCGCGGCCTTGGTAGGGCTGGTGATCAAAAAGACCATGCCGGCCGGGGGCCTGGGCCGCAGCGGCGGGCGGAGCCAAGACGGCCAGGTGGACTATTCGGGCAAGAAGATGACCCCCGGTATGATTATGGAATTAGGAGCCGGGGATGACGTGGAGGTGGTGGACCCCAAAGGAGCGGCCACCGATGCCACGGCATTTCTCAAAACCCAGCAGGGCCTCATTGGCGCGGGCCAGGGGCTGTCCTATGAGGCCGTGAGCCGAGATATGGCTGGGGCCACCTACTCCAGCGCCCGGCAGAACGCCCTGGAGGATGAGAACACATATGCGGAGGAGATCGAGCTTTTAACGGCGTTCATGTCCGAAGTGTACGAACACTTTGTGATCTCCGGGGTTTTGTCTGGCCTGTTTTCGATTCCTGACTTTTGGGAGCGGAAAGAGGACTATCTGGACCACGCCTGGGTCAAATCCCCGAAAAAGTGGATCGACCCGGCCAAGGAGGCCAACGCGGACAAGACGGCCCTGCAGAGCGGCCAGAAAACTTTCCAAGATCTCCAGGCGGAAAAGGGGAAGGACTGGAAGGACGCGGTGGATGAAATGGCCGAGGTCCTGGCCTACGGCTGGGAAAAAGGCGTTGACATGGGAGGTGTAATTTTTGGCAAAGATGCGGCAGAACCAGGGGAAGCGGAGCATGGGGGAGATCCTGGCGCGGAAGGAAAACAGTCAGGAGGAGCAGAACAGCCGCCGGAGGATGCTTAGCTTTTCCAGCGAGACCCCGTACCGGCGCTTTTATGGCATGGAAATTTTGGACCATGGCGACGGCACAGTGGATCTATCCAGGCTGAACAGCGTGGGTGTGGTCCTGTTTAACCACGACGTGGACAAGGTGGTGGGCAGGGTGCTCCGGGCCTGGATTGAGGATAACCGGGGCATGGCAGAAATCGAGTTTGACAGCGACGAAGATGCGGAAAAGGTCTTTTCCAAAGTCCAGGCCGGCACCCTGAAAACCACGTCGGTACGCTATGCGGTAGATGCCTGGGAGGAGGTCAAGGCCGGGGCCACGTCTGCGGACGGACGTTTCCAGGGCCCCTGCCAGATCGCCCGGAAGTGGACGCCGCTGGAGGTGTCCATCGTGTCCGTCCCGGCGGATGCCAGCGTAGGCGTGGGCCGGGATGCAAACGAAGGGCAGGCCCTGTCTTTGTGGGAGCGGCAGGTGCAGATCAACAAAAACAAAATGGAGGTATCGAGGACATGAAGAAAAAGAAGTGGATCGAGCGGCAGCAGGCAATTTTAGATGCCGCCCGCGCCGCCGGGCGGGGTCTGACGGAAGAGGAGCAGGCGGAGCTTGACGCCCTCCAGCGGAAGATCGACGAAGCCGGGGATGAGCCGGAAGATCAAGGCGCTGCCAGTGGTCAGCGCAGCGCCGGCGGACAGGAGCCGGAAGGTGTCACCCAGGGAACGCCTGCGCCGTCCAACGCCGAGGAGGCCCAGCAGGCCGTGGTGGAGGAGCGCAAGCGCAACAGTGATATTGTGGAGCTGTGCCGCCAGGTAGGCATGGACCCGAAGGAATATATCAGCAGCGGGGCCACCATGGACACCGTGCGGACGGCAGCCGTGGAGCACATGATCCGGCACGGTGCTCCGGTGCAGACGGGGGCCAGAGATCCCGGGCGGGACGATTTCCGCGCCGGCGCAGTGGATGCCATGCTGATGCGGGCCGGGGTGCCCGTAGAGCGCCCGGCGGAGAGCGCGGCGCAGTTCCGGGGGATGAGCCTGCGGGACCTGGCCATTGAGTGCATGGCCAGAGACGGCGAGGGCAGCACCACAAGCCTGCTGCGCATGGGCAAGGATGATTTGTGGGGGCTGGCCTGCCGCCAGTTTTTCAATCCCACGGCGGCTTTCCCGGCCATCCTGGATAACGCCATCAGAAAGGGAATCGAACACAGATACCAGTATGTTCCCACCACCTTCCAGCTTTGGACCAGCAAGGGCAGCGTAGCCGACTTCAAGCCGACGAAGGATCACAGCTATCTGATCAGCGGCGCGGGCGAGTTCCTGCTGGTGGGAGAAAACGGGGAGCTGAAACACGACACCCCCAGGACAGATCTGCTGCCCCAGCGCAAGATTGACACCTACGGGCGCCAGTTCTCCATGAGCCGTCAAGCGTTCATCAATGACGATATCGGTTTTATCACCGAAGTGCCGGGCCTGTATGCCGCCAGCGCCAAGCGGACCATCAACAAGCAGGTCTATTCCATCCTGGTGAAAAACCCCGCCATTTTCGACGGCGTGGCCCTCTTCGATGCTGCCCACGACAACCTGATTGCAACAGGGTCCAAGCCCTCCAACGAGGCAATCCAAAAGATCATGATGAAGCTGCTATTGCAGAAGGACCCGTCCGGCGACGCCATCATGGTCCAGCCTGCGTACATCATCGTTCCCGTGGGATATAAATTCCTCATGACCACGATCCTGGCTTCCCCTACCATCAACACCAGCGACAACACCCAGGCGGTGAACCCGCTGTATCAGTACAAGGAGCAGTTGACCGTGGTGGAGGACGGAACCATCAATGCCTTGGCGGGCACCGGCGCAGCCCCCTGGTTTATGGTGGGTGATCCCAGCTATGCCAAGAGCCTGCAGGTGGACTATCTGAACGGCCAGGAGACCCCCGCTATCCGGCGCAGTGAGATCCCCGGCCAGCTGGGCTATGTGTGGGACATTTGGCTGGATTGGGGTATTACCGCTGTAGATTATCGCGGCATTGCACGAAACAACGGCGTTGCTATCGACCTGTAAAGGAGGAGCAAACGATGAATAACTATGGCATTCACATCGAAGTTCCCAACGGGAAAGTAAAAGAGATTTTGGATAAGCTGTCCGACGCACAGAACAAAATTTATGCCTGCTATAACGAGTTGGAGCAGCTGGGCGTTTTGACAATAAGAGAAGAAACTGCCAGCGGCAACTGACAGTTTCTTCTGCGGTGGTCAATCAATGTTTTTCCATTGGTCCTTTTCCAATTCATCAATGAAGGAATAAAAAAGCTCAGACACATTTTCACGGAGCTTATCAACATCGGGCATACAAATCACCTCCCTTCTGCCTGAATTGTACCATGGGGGCAGGGGGATGGGCAAGATCAGACAGGAGGAATCAAACGTGAAAGCAATCTATTATCAGAGAGGCGAAACCCTGGACTATATACCGGAAGAGGATATGGAGGCGGGGGCAGTAGTGCCCTTGGGTACGCGGATCGGCATTGCCGCCGCGCCCACTCCAGCCGGAGAGCTGGGACATATCCATGTGACGGGCGTATTTATCATGGCAAAGGCGGACGGGGAGGCTATCGACCTGGGCGCAACCGTCTATTATGACGCCGAAGCGGATGCCATCACAACAACGGAGGGGAGCAGCACCCCTGCCGGGTATGCTGCTGCCAGCGCCGCCGCCGGGGATGCCACGGTACTGGTCAAACTGCTGGGCTGACAGGAGGGCGAGGACATGAAAAAGCTGATCGCCCAGCGCCCTGTGCTTTACCTGGGCCGGACCTACGAGCGGGGCGCGGTCCTCCCGGCCCATGATCCCAAGATGGTGGAGGCATGGCTGAGAGCCGAGAGTGCCGAGTGGGAGGGCCAGGAGGCTAAGGGTCGAGGTGGGAAACAAGCTCCAAAAACAAAAAATGAGGGTGCCCTGTGACGGACACCCTTGGGGGAAACGATGGGTACTAAGGACAGAGTTCGGGTAGAAAATCGCTCAAGATGGTGTAAAACTCCGATTCAGAAAGAATTTTTATATCACGCCCC